GCGGCCTTGCGCTTGGCCTTGGGCAGCTTCTGCTTGAAGATCTCCGTCCGGGCGGCGGCCACGGCCTTGCGGTAGCCGGTGCGCTCCTCGGCGACCGCCCGGCTGTAGCCGGTGTACGCGCCCGACCCCTTGGGGTACCGGGCAAACCCGGCCTCGAGCAAGTGCCACACCTTCTGCCGTCCCTTCGCCAAGGCCCCGCCCTTGCCTCCGTAGCGCACGCCGACCCGTCCGACGATTGGGGCCGTCATGCCGCTGCCGCGCCTTCTAGCGTCCGTCTGCGTGGCTGCGACGATGGCGTAGCGGTGCAACGGGCGACCGCGGTACCGAGCGCGTTTCCATTCCGCCTTTAGCTCGGTTTCCATCGGCTTTAGGCCGCGCCGCATTCCCTTGCGGAGGACCGACTGCTGCACGTTGGGAGCGAGGCGGCGCAGTGCCGCCTTCAGGTCATCCGCCTGGAGGGTGCTGACCACGCTGACCTGGGTGGAGGTCATTCGGTGACCTCCGTGGCTTCCACCTCAAGGCGGCGTTGCCGCTGATCGCGGTCCCAACAGGACCGGACGTTGAACGTCCGGAGGGTCGCGCCGTCCTGCCAAAGGATCCGGGAATTGACCGTCATGCCAGGCAGATAGCCGAGCAGGAACCGGAAATCCGACCGGGTGGCGACACCGCCGTCATCGATGACCTCGGCGGTACGCGACTGCTCGGCGTGGCCCCAAACGCCGCCGAGGTTGATCCATGCGACCGTTGCCTGTCCGAGCGCGTCCACCGACCTCACGGGGTTCTGAACCGTGAAGTACAGGCGCAGCATCCCGCTCGGAACGTGCGTGGGCATCAGCCGATGCCCTTCCCCATCATCGTGGAGATGCGATCCCAGTAGTCGGACGAGAGCGCGACCGTGTCATCGCCGCGACTCGCAACGTGCTGCGTTACACGCTGCAACAGTGCCATTTCGAGCAGCGGGTTCAGCGTGTTGGAGCCGACCGACAGGGTGATCGTGATCGGGTAGGTGATGCCTTCCTCGGGCATCTGGAAGTACTGGAGGCCGTTGATGGTGACGAGCGTGAGGCTCGTGACCACCATGTCCTCGGTGTAGGTCGCCGCCGTCACCGGCTGCCGTGCAGCCAGGACGAGCAGCTCCTCGTTGTCCGGTTCCGCCGCGACGTATTGCGTCCGCGTGATCGGATCCACGCACCAACCGGTGCGCTCCTCCAGTTCGCGCTTCGCGGCCTCCCACGCGATGAGGATCGCCGGATCGTCCTGCGTGGACGGGATCCGCGCCCATGCCCTAACTTTGGCGATGTCGATGGGCAATTGCGCCTCCACCCCAGGCCCGGCAGGGCGAACCCTGCCGGGCCGTGGGTGCGAAAGGAGGAGAGGATCAGGTGAGCGTGATCTTCAGCGCGGCGACCGCCTTCGGGCGCACCACCGCGCTGTTGACGAACACCATCGCCTGGAACTTCACGAGGCCGGGCGTGGTGACCTCGTCGCGGTACATGGAGATGCCGCCCCACTCGCGGATCGCGAACGCCTCGCGGACGTTGGCGAACACGAGCGGCACCTGGTTGGTGACGGCGGCGGTGGCACGGCCCGGCGCGTAGGGGGCGATGTAGACGGGGCGACCCATCAGCATCATCGGCGCGGCCTGGGTGATTCCCGCATCGTTGCTCGGGACGAACAGCGGAACCGCGTTGGTCGCCGTGGTCAGCTGCGCGATGCGGTAGTAGGCGTCCTGCGACATGACCCACGCCGACTCGTTCCAGTACTCGGCGGGGAGGGTCTTGTAGCGGAGTTCCGTCAGGTTCGCGAGGGTGATCGCCGCATCCCAACCGCTGCCGCTGCCGTGCGCCGCGGAGGCCGGGGCGACCGACTTGTAGTTGGAATCCCACATCATGAAGCCGGTCGGCTGCGGGGCCGAGGTGCTCGGGCCGGTGCCGACCGTGTAGGCCGACTCAAGGCCGCGGGCGATCACGCGCTGAAGGTGATCCATCACCTCGGCTTCGATGTCGAAATCCGACTGCCGCACGACCCAGTGCGTCAGTTCCGACTTCGGGAGGCCGCCGACCGGGTTGAGGTTGATCTCGGCGTGCGTGGCATCGACCGCGGTCGCCGTCTTGGACGATTCCGTGGTCCAGAAGTTCGTCGCGGAGGCATCCGTCTCCAGGTTGTTCCGGCGCAGCGTCACGCTGCCCTTCACGCCCGTGCGAACGTCAGCGAGGTTGCGGATGACCGTGTTGCGGTCCAGGTACTTCAGGATCCCGGCCTCGTAGATCTTCGGGACGAGAACGCCCGAGGACGAGGCGGTGGTGAGGTCGCGGTACTCGGAGTTGCGGACCTCGGGGGCGCGACCGCCGCGGCACCAATCGATGAACTGGTCGCGGTACTCGTTGGTCGCGATCCAGTCGGCGTTCCGCTTGCCGCCCTCCTCGGTCGCCTTCTCCATCGCGGTGTACGAGGCGAAACGCTCCCGCAGCTGCGCCGAGCGGATCTGCCCGTCGAGCTGCTGCAGTTCGTTTGCGACCTCGTGGCCGCGAGCTTCCTGCTCCACGGTCATGTCGGACATGGCGATGAGCGCATCGCGCTCGGAAATCAGCGACTTGCGCCGCTCATGCATCTCGGTCAGCTTCATTTCAGACGCTCCTTAACCGCAGACGGAGCCGAGCGAGGCCCGGCGTGAGGGTGCGTGCCTCGGTGCTCGTCTGCGGATATGCAGCACCATCGGCTTCAATGATCGAAATCTCGCGGAGGTCCACCGCGCGGAGGGTGCGCTCGGCACCGTTCCATGCGTCCTCGCGAACGTAGAAACCAAAAGACATCTCGGTGAGGATCCCGGCCTCAACCATCGCGCGAACGTCCCGCGCACGCTGCGTGTCGGGGAGGTTGACCTCGTAGGCCAGGCCGTGATCGTCCGAACGCAGCGAAAGCAGCCCGGATGCGCTGTTGGCGATCAGTTCCCGCCGGTCGTGACCGACGAGCAGTGACACGTTTCGTGCTTCGATTCCCGCAAACGCACCGGGCGCGACACGCTCCACGAACGGCTTCCCGCCGTTGAGGCCGCGGATCGTGAGAGGCTTGGACGGGGCGTTGTAGACCGCCGCGTAGCCGCCCAACTTGCCGGGGGACAGAGTCGCGGTGCGGATCTCAAGCATTGTCGGCCTCCGCATCGGGGTTGCCATCGCTCGTCATCGCGGACGCGCCGCCCGGCATCGTCACGCTCGGCTCGTCCAGGCCGGGCAGCGGATCAAGCCCGAGCCGGCGGCGTGCGTCATTGGGCGACATCACGCCGGCGAGGACGAGCTTGGAATAGGAGTTCCCGGCATCACGCAGCGACCCTCGGACGAGGATCTCGGTGTCGAACCGTGCGTGAAGGCCGGGAGGCAGGAGCTTCCGCGTGATCTCCGACTCCCACGCGGAAACCCACTGTGCGATTGCGCCGTCTGCGTAGGCGCGTGCCGTCTCTGCCTGGCTTGCCAGCGCACCGCCGCCCTGCTGATACAGCATCTCGGGCGGCACGCCGAACGCTCTCGCGATCTCCTGGATGCTGAACCGCCGCGACTCAAGCATGGTCGTGGAGGTTTCCTGCGAGATCTTCTCCGCCTTCATGCCCTCGCGGAGGATCAGCGGACGGCTTGCGCCCTCGGGGGTCGCGTGCATGGTGGTCCATGCGTTGCGGATGTTCTCCACGAGGCCGTCCGACATCGCGCCGGGGTGCGAAATGGCGATCTTGCCCGTCGATCCGGTGCGGACGAGCGCGGAGTGCGCCGCGTCCTCGTCGGCGGCGAGGTTCATCGCCGTGCGGCAGGAATCAAGCGGACCGACGTACCAGGCGGGCTTCATCGGGTCGGGGTAGCACCCAACGTGCAGCACCTGATCCGAGGTCAGCGTGACGTTCCCGAGCGTGTAGGTCACGCCCTCGTCGTTGATCTCCGAGGACACCGAGCCGTCCGGGATCGGCTGAAGCTCGGCGACCGCGCCCGACGAGTCGCGCCGGATCAGCGCGAGGCCGTTGCCGCTGTTGAGCGCGGAGGTCGTGATGAACCGCCGGAACTCGTAGCCCGACTGCCACCGGCTTGCCTCCCGGTTCAGGAGGTCGGCGATGTTCGATTCGACCGTGGTGCCGTCCGCGTCCACCACGCGGAACGGGAGGCGACCGATGTCGCCCGAGATCAACTGGGTCGCGCGAACCACCGCCGGGATCGTGACGATGCTCGGCGGCTGCACCGGCTGCGAGCCGACGTACACGACCGCTGCGGTCTTGAACCCGAAGATGCG